ATAACTTGCATTTAATATGTCATTTATGCAACCAACCCACCAAACTTTATAAAGTTGGATATAAGTGTGTCTCAAAAAAATGCACAATGTATGGTAAGGTATTACTTAGCAACCCACTAAATAAGGAAGAAGAATAGTGAGAAATAAAGAATATTGGAAATTTATTTTATCTAAGGCTTTTAGAACAGGGTTGCAATCTGCAATCTCTTTGTATCTAGCAAACTCATCAGGAATAATAGACGCAAATATGCTTGAGCTAATTGGAGTTGCGTTTTTGAGTTCAGGATTAGCAGTTTTACAAAACGGCTTAGAACAATATAAACCAAAGCAGACATTCGATAATAAATAAAAGGTGCTTAACCTAAAGAAGATACTTTGTATTGCTTCTGTGTGCCTAATTGCAGTTCCAATACCTGCATTGGCAGAAGATGTACCTTACGAAGTTACAGTAAATGAAGGCTTTGAAGATAGTACATACGAATCAGGTTTAACAATTAGTGGTGGAAACCAAGACGCATTTATTTATTGTAATGAACAAAACCAATATGGTACTACAGGTTGTGCATTAGCAATATCAGGTGGTACTTATGTCTTTGAATTTTCAGAAGATGTATATGAAATAGGATTTATTGCAGGTGCAGTAAATAATTCTTATACAGTTAAATATTACTATTCAGATAATACAGATGAAACTATAAACAAATCAGGTCAAAGTAATTCAAACTTAGCAACTATGTATGATACATTTTATAAATCATTTACTGATTACAACAATGATGAAGCTAACACAGACAAATACATTACCAAATTTGAAGTTACATTATCTGATATTTCTGTTTTAGATACACTATATTGGCAGTATGCAGATATTCCTGAGACAACTACAACATCTTCTACTACAAGTTCTACCACTACAACTACTTCATCTACTACAACGACATCTAGTACGACAACAACTACAACAGTTCCACCGACTACAACCACAACTCTTAGTCAAGAAGATATTGAACGCAATAATAATCACGCAGAAACAGGTATTTATGAAACTAATGCAGAGAGACAAGCCCGTGAACAAGCTGAATATGAAGCAGAGCAAGAGAGAATTAGACAAAGAGAAGAAGCTGAGCGTAGAGAAGCTGAGAGAAAAGCTGAAGAAGATCGCATTGAAAAAGAAAAGCAATCTAATTATAAAGAAACAGGCTACTTTGAAACAGACTCAGAGCGAGAAGCTAGAGAATTAGCAGAGTGGGAAGCAGAACAAAAAGCAATACAAGAAGAAAAAGATAGAAACTTTGCTGAGACAGGATATTATGAACTTGATTCTGAGAGAGAAGAACGAGAGCAAAGAGAATACGAAGAAGAACTTGCAAGGATTGAAGCTGAAAAAGAAGCAGAGATACAAGAACAATTAGAAGAATCTATTGATTTAGAAGAATTAGATTTAGAAGAAGAAGAAGTCCAAGAGCTTATTGATACCATTCAAGAGATAGAAGAACAAAACCTTGAAGAAGTATTTGCAATAGAAGAAGAAATAATAGAAATAGAAGTTCTTGCTTTAGAAGATATTATTATTGTCATAGAAGAAGATGAAGAAGAAACGATACCAATAGAAGAAATTTTTGAAGAAGATGAGTTGGACGAAGAAATATTTACAGATGACACCGAATCAGAAACAGAAATTCAAGAAGAAGATGAAGTCTTTGTCGAAGAAGTAGAACTAACAGAAGAAGAAATACAGGAAGAAGTAAAAGAAGTTGAAGAAAAGATTGAAGCTATACAAGAGACTAATATTGAAGAAATTGAAACAGAACAAGTTGTGGAAATACTTGAAGAAGTTAATGACGCAGGATTGGAAAACCTTGACCAAGTTAGCGAAGATGTACTTGAAGTTGTAGCAGAAGTAGTAGAACAATCAATAGAAAAAGCTGACGAGTTAACAGAAGAACAACAAGAAGTCGTAGCTGAAGTGCTTGGCTTTACAGAAACAGAAGATGTTGAAGTAATTGCTGAAGCCGTAAAGACAGATGAAACTGTTGCTAAAGCAGTAGAAGAATATGTAGAGAGAGCAGTAGATAACGCTGATGTAGAAGATTACACATTAGCTGACGCAACAACAGAAATAGCTTTTGAATCTTTAGTCGCAGGAGACTTTAGTGTTATCATTGATGTAGATTTAGACGCAATAAGTATTGATAATATTGGAAGTGATTTAACAACAGACCAAAGAGAAAAGGCACAAGAAGTAATAGTGCCAACAATATTGGTTAGGATTGTTTCATTTGCTTTAAGGAGATTTAATTGATTAATAAATTGTGGTCTTGGGTTGTAGAAGCAATCAAAGAAACTCTAAATTTAAGTTGGACTCTAGTTGGTTTAATAATTGCAACACTAACTCTTACAGGCTCAGCACAACAAATTACAGGACTTGCAACAATAATTACTTTAATTATTTGGTTGCTCACAATAAAATTTAGGAAATAAGATGTGTAAATATTGCAACACAGAAGAAAAATTAGTTCATAGTGGAACTGACGGACTTTGGTTAGGTTGTTTAGAAGATTTACATAAAATTTGTTATGATTGTGCTAACAATGGTATGCACAATAACTAAAAAAGATGACGGCTCTTTTGTGCAGATATGTAACTGTAAACACGGAAGCTCTCATTGTAAGGAGAACTAATGGCAGATAGTGGAATGACAAACAAAGAGATGTTAATGCTTGTTTTAGAAGGACAAGATAAGATAAATTCTCGCATTGATGAACTACACGAGAAGGTAAATACAAAGATTTCTAGGTCAGAGTTAATGGCTACTGCTACCTTTATTGTCATACTTATAGGTGGAATTATCCAATATTCTATGTAAATTAGCCATTTAGAGCCGTTTTAAGACATAGTTTAATCATTTAATACAAAAGACCCTAGAAGCTATTGCTAGTATCTAAGGTCTTTTTTTTATTTATAAATCACAGATTCGTCAATTTATGATTTATAATACTTATTGTGAATAAAGTAAAGAACACAAGTTGTATGTTCTGTGGAAAACATCTTACCACGATTCGTGGTGCTTTGTTTTGCAACGACATAAATTGTTTGAATTTTAAGATGATACAAACAAAACTTGAAGATATAAAAACTTAACAAAGGAGATATATGCCTTCATTAATTATTGAAGGTGTGATTGCGTGTCTCTTGACTATGCCACCAACGGCAAATGATATGGACACTTACTTAAACTGCAGGGAACAATATAGAAAAGTTGAAGTTGTACAACAATGGATTCCTATATTGCAGACACACTTTGAACAAGAAGATGTTTTACAAGCTAGTCTTATGATTTATTGCGAGTCATCAGGCAGACCTTTGGTACATAATCACAATACCAATGGCACAATGGACGAAGGACTCTTTATGTTTAATGATGTAACTTGGTCTTGGTTGCAGGACAAACTTAAATTTACAGGCGATAGAAAAAACCCAATCTTAAATATAAAGGTAGCTTCTTGGCTCTTTTATAATGACGGCAGGGGAAAACATTGGTATAGCTCAAAGCATTGTTGGAATTATGATTTTTGATATACCATTGTTAGATGACTTAGATGAGGAGTTGAATGATAAAGAAGTACAACTTTACAGAACAAGACAAGGTAGGAAAGCTCGGAGAGAAGTTAATACTTAACCATTACAACTCTATTACAGATGAGAATGGTAATAAGTATCACGCAAGAGCTACAAGAATTGATGAACAACTACAAGGTGCAGACCTTATGGTGTTTAATCAAAGACTTAAAACTAATTACATAGAAGTCAAAACAGATACACAAATAGAAGAAACCAAGAATATAACTTTGGAATATCTGATTGAGCAAGAGAATGGCAACTTACAGATCGGTTGTCAGATGAAAACCTTTGCAGACTTTATGATGTATTGGAGTTACCCAACTAACTTTGTAAGGTATTGGAATCCAACAAAGCTACAACCATACATTGTTACTTGGATAAGAGATAGTAAATTTAAAACAGTAAAAGTAATTAATGAGAATCAACAGGGAGACAAATGGTTTGCTCATTGTTTGCTTGTACCGACTTATGAATTTGATAAACTTAAACAAGTAAATAGTTTTTTAGTAAGCCTAAATGTATTGCAAGGAGTTTTAAATGAAGAAGATTGAGT